TGTGCATAACAATGGGTTGGTTGTTATCAACAAATAGAAACACTTATGTTTTCATTGGAGACATTAACTTCAATGAAGATGGAACAATCAATGAGGGTGGTAACTCAACAGTAATACCAAAATCAAACATACTAAAACTAAAGGAGATTAAAATATGACGGAGTTAAATGAAGAACACTTTGAATTGCATAGTGCAAACAAAGCACGACTACATGAAAAGAAAAAGATGACAAATATGAATGACTTCTTTGCTAACACAAATAAAAAAATGTTAGTTGATGGAGACCTACTAGTTTACAAGATTACTTCCTCTTTGGAAGAACCTATTGACTGGGGTAATGATATTTGGACTTTAAGTTCAGACCTTCACAAAGGTAAACAATTATTTACACAGTGTATTGCTTTTTATTGGAAGCTCACAAAAGCTAAAGACGCAATCATTGTATTTTCAGACAAAGAAAATTTTAGAAAAAAAATTGATAGCCTATATAAATCACATAGAAAGAAAATTAGAAAACCAATTTCTTATTCTGCTATGAGAAAGTGGATTGAAGAAACACATCACACTATTTGTTATCCAAATTTAGAAGCTGATGATGCAATAGGTTTATTAGCTACAGGCGAATACAAAAATAATTGTGTAATCGTTTCTGGCGATAAAGATATGAGAACAATACCTGCATGGCAGTGTTGTATCATTGATGACCAAATAGAATATGTAGATGAAAATTTAGCAGATTATAATTTCTGTACTCAAACATTAACTGGAGACCAAACAGATGGTTACAAAGGTTGTGTTGGAGTTGGAGCTGTTAAAGCATCTAGAGTTCTAAATGAAAAGAAAAACATAAATGAATGTTGGGAAGCAGTAGTTGAGGAATATAAAAGAAATAAATATTCTACTGATGATGCCTACCACCAAGCGAGACTTGCCAGAATATTAAGAGAAGGCGAGTACGATTATAAAACAAACAAAGTAAAACTATGGGATTACAAATATGAACAGTTCAGAAATACTGAAGAAAACAGAAAAGCTAGTTAGTACAGATAGAGCAGATAAGCATGGGGACAAGGTAGAGAACCATGAAAACATTGCTAGAATGTGGAGTTCTTATCTACAGAATAAGACCAAACTTAACCTAATAATATTGCCAGAAGATGTAGCAAACTTAATGTCCCTGCTAAAGATAGCCAGAACACAGGCAGGAAACTTCAATCTAGATGATTACATTGATGCTTGTGGTTACTTGGCAATATCTGGCGAAATCAGAAACAAGAGGGAAAACATAAAAAGTGCCACTTTAGGAGTATCTAAGAATGAAAAGAGAAGTACCAAAGCCAATAATTAGTAAAGAGCTAATAGATTATTTGGACAGTATTTTTCCAGAGAAATCTGCTGACCTAAAAGATACTGAAAAAGAAGTCTTCTTTAGAGGGGGACAAAGGTCAGTTGTTAATCATTTAATAAATCAAAAACAACAACAAGAGGAATAACAGATATGTGTCTAGCCCCAAGAATGCCTAGTCCACCACCTGCACCAGAGCCAATCCCTAGTACACCACCAAGTGTATCAGGTGCTACTACAAAGCAAAATGCTCCTGCAATGGCAGACAGTTCAGGCAGAGATATTAATGTTGCTTCATCAGCTTCAAGAAGAAGAACTGGTAGAGGTTCATTAAGAATACCATTAGCTAGTTCAGGACTTACTTCAAGTGGTCTTAACTTACCAAGTGCGTAATTAAATGGAACGATATGTTTTAGGAGATAAAAAAGTTACTGAAGATAAAACTTCAATACAGTCACAATACAATAAGCTAGAGATGAACAGAGAAGTTTATCTACAAAGAGCAAGAGATTGTGCCAAACTTACAATACCAACTTTATTCCCAGATGTAGGAAATAACGAAGCTACAGAATATCAAACACCATATCAATCAGTTGGTGCAAGAGGTGTTATGAATTTAGCATCTAAATTAATGTTAGCTTTATTCCCACCACATGCTCCATTCTTTAGATTGAGTGTAGATGATTTAGTATTCAAACAAGTTCAAGGAGACCCAAAGACTAAGAGTTCTATAGAAGCAGGTTTATCAGGAATTGAAAAAGCAATCATGGATAATATGGAAGTATCTAATGACAGAGTTGCAGTTTATGAAGCACTGAAAAATTTGATAGTTAGTGGGAATGTTTTATTAAAAGTTACAGAAACAGGATTAAGAGTTTATAGATTAGAGAACTATGTAATCAAAAGAGACAATCAAGGAAATGTTTTAAAAATTATTATTAAAGAAGTAGTTAATTTAGATACATTACCTGAACAAGTTAGAAATGCGATTATAGAAAATAAGTCAAAAGAAGAATACGAAGATAAAGAATTAGATTTATATACCTGTGTAACAAGAGAAGCAAAAGGCTTCACATTAATGCAAGAATGTGGAAAGAAAATTATTTTAAGAACTAAATATAAATTAGATGAGTTACCATTTATCGCTTTAAGATTTAATAGAGTAGATGGAATGGACTATGGTCGTTCACATTGTGAAAGTTATTTAGGAGACCTTAAATCTTTAGAAGGATTAACTAGGTCTATATTAGAAGGTTCATCAGCATCAGCTAAAATGCTTTTCTTAGTAGCACCTAATGGAACTACTAGAGCATCAGCTATAGCTAAAGCACCAAATGGTGCAATTATTGAAGGTTCTGCAGGAGATGTAACAGTCTTACAAGCTAACAAGTTTGCTGATTTTAGAGTGTCTTTTGAAGTAATGAATAGAGTAGAGCAAAGATTACAGTATGCTTTCTTATTAAATTCATCAGTACAAAGACAAGCAGAAAGAGTTACAGCAACAGAAGTGCAGTTAGTTGCACAAGAATTACAAGATGCACTTGGTGGAGTATATGGAATTTTAACAACAGAATTTCAATTACCTTACATCAATGCAAAGATAAATATTTTAAGAGACCAAAAACTATTACCAGATTTACCTAAGAAAATAGTACGCCCTAAAATCATTGTTGGTTTAGAAGCGTTAGGTAGAGCAAGTGACAGAGTTAGACTTCTACAGTTCATGCAAGATTTGACAGGAACGCTAGGAGCTGAAGTACTTGGACAACATATAAACATTGATGATGCCATTAAGAAATTTGCAATAGCAAATGGTGTGGACACACAAGGTTTACTTAAAGACCAAGAGCAAATCCAACAGGAACAACAACAGGCACAACAACAACAGTTTGCACAAAAAGCCTTAGCTGACCCAAGAGTAGCAATAGAAGCAGGTAATGCTCTAACTAACTCTAATGTCGGTGTAGGTGTAAACGAAGATGGACAACCTGAACTAACCCAAGAGGAATAATAAATGAGTACAGATAGATTAGAAGTAAAACCAGATGACAGTAACAATGAAACACTTGAACAGTCAGCAGAAAAATTAAAGGAACAAGGTGTTGATATTAGTAAAGACCTTAGCGTCAATCCAAATGGAGAAGGAATTGAAGTTAGAGAGCCGAAAGTTGAGACGCAAAGTACAGAGCAAAGACCAGAGTGGTTGCCAGAAAAATTTCAGAACGCAGAAGAATTGGCTAAAGCGTATGGGACTTTGGAAAAAGAATTTTCAGGTAGGACTAAAGAAGAAGTTAAACCTACTGAAGAAGTAAAAGCTGATGAAGCTCCACAAACAGGTTTAGATAAATACTATGAGGAGTTTGCTGATAAAGGAGAACTTGCAGAAAAGAGTTATTCAGAATTAGCTAAATTAGGTTTAGATAAAAACTTAGTTGATACTTATATTGAAGGACAAAAATTAGTTTCAGAAACAAACACTAAAGCAATTCAAGATATTGCAGGTGGTAAAGAAGAATATACTGAACTAGTTGAATGGGCAGGTAAGAACTTATCCGAAGCAGAAACTAAAGTCTTTAATGACATGGTTGATGGTGGAGATATTGAGACAGCTAAATTTGCTGTTCAAGGTCTTATGGCTAAATCAGGTGCAAATCCAAAACAACCTTCTTTATATGAAGGTACTAGCGATACAGTTTCTAAAGATGCTTTTGCTAGTGTTGCACAAGTTACAGAAGCAATGAATGACCCAAGATATGACAGCGACCCTGCATATAGACAACTAGTAGAAGACAAAATTGGGAGAAGCACTGTTCTTTAATGGCTAGAGATTATGGGCGTGAATACGCTAATTATCATTCTAAACCAGAACAGAGAAAAAACAGGTCTTCTAGAAATTTAGCTAGAAGATTAATGAAGAAGAAACTTGGGGTTAAAGCCATTGCAGGTAAAGACATTGACCACAAGGATAAGAACCCAAGAAACAATTCTAGAAAAAATCTTAGAGTTCGTACTAAATCTAGCAACAGGTCAGACAATTACTAATGTGGTTATCACTAGCTAGGTTAGCATTAAAGACTGGTTCTGAAGTTTATAAGAATAGAAAAGAAACCAAAGTACTTCAGAGTATTGCAGAGAAAAAACAAATGCAAAGGGTCATTGATGGAGAAATAGAGATGGTTCAAACAGTAAAAAACTATCAAAAAAATGACTTAAAAGATGAAATCGTTTTAATAATTATTTCAATTCCATTGTTGGTCTGTGCGTGGGGTATTTTTTCAAATGATGCTGAAATTATTTTTAAACTTGATGCCTTCTTTGACCAAGTAAATAAATTTCCATTATGGTTACAAGGTTTAATAATTGGTGGCTATTCTTCTGTACTAGGAATTAAAGGTGTTTCTGCATTTAAGAAAAAGTAATGGCAAAACAAACTGGCTTTAATTATGAAAAGAAAACTAGACCTAAAGTTGGAAGACATAAAAAGAATTTAAACAAAGACGAAAAACGAAGTTACAAAAAATATAACCGACAAGGAAAATGAAACATATAATATTATTTATAAATCACTACTCTAGTAAAATTCAAGTTTGGTCATGGCAAAAGCTATGGGGAAATAAGAAAACAGGGTTAGGGTATAAAACAAAAGTCCAAAAATAATCTCATCTTTTTTTAAAGAGAGATGACTAATTAGAAATCAATGGTTGCCAGTTACGACTGATAACTTCCTGACGAAAGTAAGATTAGGGTTAAATCAATAATAACAATAACAGAGGAGACAATAAAATGTCAAACGCAACAGTATCAAGACTAGGTCTTGTAAACAACTCTGGAACTGGTGTTAATGATTTATTTCTGAAAGTTTTCAGTGGAGAAGTTTTATCAACATTCGGTAGAGAAAACCTTATGTTGAATATGACTACTACTAGAACTATTGGTTCAGGTAAATCAGCACAATTCCCAGTTACAGGAACAATCGCAAGTGGTTATCATACAGTAGGTAATGAAATCGTTGGAACGCAAGTTAAGCACAATGAAAAAATTATCAACATTGATGATATGCTATTAGCCCACGCCTTTCTTGGCGAAATAGATGAACTGAAGAACCATTATGATGTTCGTTCTATTTATTCAAAAGAAATGGGACAGGCACTTTCAAAAAAAGTAGACCAACATCTACTTCAGCTAACTGTATTAGCTTCACAAGCATCAGCAACAATTACTGGTGGTTCAGGTGGAACTCAAATTACAGATAGTGATGCAAAAACAAACGCAACATCTATGATTGGTTCAGTATTTGAAGCAGTCCAAGCACTAGATGAGAAAGATGTACCATCTTCAGACAGATATTGCATAGTAACACCAGATGTTTACTACCAATTATCTAATGTAGATAAACTTGTTTCTAGAGACTTCTCTAGCAACAATGGAGACTTCTCAAAAGGTCAAGTTGTAATGATTGGTGGAGTTAGAATAATTAAATCTAACACTGCTGTAACAGCTTTCGCTAATAATTCATCAGCGATTGCAGGTACAAACAATACTTACAATGTAAATGCTTCAACTATTGCAGGTGTGGTATTCCACAAATCAGCAGTTGGAACAGTAAAACTTAAAGACCTAGTTTTAGAAAATACTTACGACCCTAGAAGATTGGGTAACTTGATGACAGCTAGACTGGCATTAGGTCATGGTATTCTAAGACCTGAAAGTGCAGTTTCAATTAAAACAGCATAGTCAATTACAATATTATAGGCGTGGAGAAATCTACGCCTGTAGTTTAAATATGAAATATATAAAAAAATTTATAGAGAAGATTAATAAAAAAATTGATAGTTTTTTTGATAACCTCTTTCCATTCTAATGACAATCACAACAAGAACGACTGAACTAGAAGCAGTCAACACAATTTTAAGTACTATTGGAGAAGCTCCATTATCAACCTTAACAGGGTCTTTACCTGTAGATGGTACAACAGCAAAGAATATTCTAAATGAAATAAGTAGAGAAGTTCAATCAGCAGGTTGGCACTTCAACACACAATACAAAGTAGATTTAACTAGAGATACAGATAACAAAGTTCCAATAGGAACAGATGTTGTAAGAGTACAATTAAATGACAAGTACGATAAGTCTTCTTATGATGTAGTACAAAGAGGAAGCTATCTTTTTAATTTAGCAAAAAATTCAAATATATTTGACCAAGATTTTACAGAAAATACTTTAATATATCTTTTAGGTTTTGATGACATACCTGAACAAGCAAGAAGATATATTACAATTAGAAGTGCTAGAGTTTTCCACGACAGAACTTTAGGTGCAAACACTTTACATAAATTTTCTTCAGAAGATGAAGCAAGAAGTCTAGCTGTTATGAAACAAGCAGAAATGCAAACAGGGGACAACACAATCTTTGATAATTATTTACAAGCGTACACAGTCAATAGATAATGCCACTTATATCAAGAACCATACCAAACTTGGTTCAGGGAGTAAGTCAGCAACCAGAAATTTTAAGATTAAATTCCCAAGCCACATCTCAGGTTAATGGATTTTCTAGTGTTGTTGAGGGTCTCAAAAAAAGACCACCAACTAATTACCTAGCAACAATTTCAACATCAGCATTAAACAATGCTTCTATTCATACAATCAATAGAGATGTGAATGAGAGATATATTGTAATTATTACTAATGGAGCAATCCAAGTTAAAACAATAGCAGGAGCAACTAAATCAGTTGTGATGCAGACAAACGCATCTAACTATTTATCTTCATCAGACCCTAGAGGGGATTTTGTAGCTGTAACTGTTGCTGATTTTACCTATATTTTAAACAAGACTAAAGTCTCTGCTATGGCTTCAACTACTAGTACAGCTAAAGTAGAACAAGCTATTTATTCAGTATTACAGGGAGTTAATTCAACAAAGTACACAGTTACTATTGATGGAGCTGTTAAATCATTCACAAGTTCAAACACAGATACAGAAGCTATTAGAAATGGTCTGAAGTCTGCATGTGGAAGTATATCAAATATTACATTTGCAAATGTAGGAACTTCAAGTTTCTCAATAATCAAATCAAGTGGAACTTTAGCAGTAAGTGCCAGTGATGGTTATGGAGATGATGCTTCACAAATAGTTGCATCTAAAGTTCAGAATTTTTCCGATTTGCCCAGTCCTGCAATTAACGACATGGTCGTAGAAATCACAGGAGACGCAACAAACTCATTTGATAACTACTATGTAAAATATAGTAGCTCAGATGATGTTTGGGAAGAAACAATAGCACCTTCAACTAAAACAACTCTTAATAAAGATTTGATGCCACATGTTTTAATTAGAACAGCAGATGGTAATTTTAGATTTACACAAGTTGATGGAACAACTTACACACTTTCAGGTACAGATTATACTACACCAGAGTGGGGACAGAGAGTTTGTGGAGATGTTAAGTCTGCACCAGACCCAAGTT